GAAAATTGAAAGCTGTATGGACGCCAGAATTCGCACAGGATTTAAATGCATACCATGCATTAGATGCTGAAGCTGAATTGACTTCTATCCTAAGCGAGTATATTTCACTAGAAATTGATTTAGAGATCTTAGATATGTTAATGGAAGGTGCTTCAGGAGGTTCTGAAGTATGGTCTGCTGTAAATAACAGATCTATTGTAGATGACGGAGCTAATGGTACTGTATCAGACTTAAACTTCTATAACTCACAAGGACAATGGTTCCAAACTTTAGGAACTAAAATCCAGAAATTATCTAACAAGATTCACCAGAAAACTCTTAGAGGTGGTGCTAACTTTATGGTTCTTTCTCCAGCAGTATCTACAATCATCGAGTCTATCCCAGGATTTGCAGGTGACGTAGATGGTCAAGTAGATAAAGCTAACTATGCATTTGGTGTACAAAAAGTAGGTGCATTAGGTGGTGGTAAGATTAAGGTTTACAAAAACCCTTACATGACTGAAAATCAAATTTTATTAGGATTTAGAGGAACACAATTCTTAGAATCAGGTGCTGTATTTGCTCCTTACATTCCATTAATTATGACTCCATTAGTATACGATCCAGAAACTTTCACACCACGTAAAGGTTTACTAACTCGTTACGCTAAGAAAATGGTACGTCCAGAATTCTATGGTAAAATTAAAATCAATGGTTTAAATTCTCTATAATAAGAGACTAAATCATATTTAATAATTAAACCCGGCTTCGGCCGGGTTTTTTTATCTCTTTCATATGTATAACAAAATTATATGTTATATCTAAAATGTGCGTTATATTACTAAAATTTATGTTTTTTCATGTATATACAACATTTTTATATATTTTACATCAATTCTTAAATAAAACCTTTATATGGCATCAAAACACCATACTGACGAAGTTTTTACACAAAAACGAAGAACGAATAGAAAACCTATTAAATTTCAAGTACAACTAAATGAAGAACAAAAACAAGCAAAATCCCTAATAGTTGAAAATCCAATTACTGTTATTCGTGGTTTAGCAGGATCTGGAAAAACCTTAGTAGCTACACAAGCTGCTTTAGATTTTTTCTTTACTAAACAAGTAGATAAAATAGTAATCACACGTCCTACAGTATCAAAAGAAGATATAGGATTCCTACCAGGAGATTTAAAAGAAAAAATGGATCCTTGGTTAGCCCCTATATACCATAATCTATATATGTTATACAATAAAGAAAAAGTTGATAAACATTTAGGAAATGAAGATATAGAAATTGTTCCTTTTGCATTTATGCGAGGTAGAACATTTACTGATACTTTTATTATAGTAGATGAAGCACAAAATGTTACACATTCTCAGATGGAAACTGTAATAGGTAGACTTGGAAAAGGTTCTATTATGGTAATTTGTGGTGATATGGGTCAAATAGATCTTAAAGATAAAAGAGAAAGTGGTTTCTCATTTCTAAGTAGACTTGAAGAACAAGTAGATGGGTTCAAAACTATTACATTAGAAAAAAATCATAGACATAACATAGTATCTCCTATACTTGAAGTATATCAAAAATTTAGGGATTAACTATTTTTATCATATTTATAACAAAAAATAAAGTATGGCAAATATACCCATATATGATGGCAATCCTATATATAGTGATGACTTAGTCCCGTTCGGATTTTATAATTCAGACGCTTCTTATAAAACAGATGCTGTTAAAGTAGCTAAATTTTGTGCCCAAAGGTTGGGTTACCCCTTAGTAGATGTAGAACTCCAACCCGGATCTTTCTTTACAGCCTTTGAGGAGGCAATAACAACATATGGTAATGAATTACATTCTTACCAAACCCGGGATAATTATCTAACTCTTGAAGGATCAGATAGGCAATCCTCAAACAGTTATTTGAATAGTGCTTTAATCTCTCCTAGTTTTGAACCTATTGTAAGATTAACAGAACAATATGGAGCCGAAGCAGGAACTGGAGGAAATATAACTTATTATACAGGTTCATTCCCATTAACAGCAAGTAAACAAACTTATGATTTAAAAGAATGGGTCATTGATAATAATATTACCTCATCCCATGGAATAGAAATTAAAAGAGTATTTTATGAAAACTCACCAGCTATAAGCAAAATATATGATCCTTATATGGGTAATGGTTCCAACCTAATGACCAGCTTTGGTTTTGGAGGAATGAGCCCAGGTATTAGTTTTCTTATGATGCCTACTAATTATAACTTAGCACAAATACAATCAATAGAAATTAGTGAGCAAGTTAGAAGATCAAACTATAGTTTTGAATTAAAAAATAATAATTTAACAATTTTTCCTGTCCCACAAACTGGAAGTGGTATTTTTAGGTTTGAATATATTAATAGAGATGATCGTGCAAATAATTCAATTAAAACGGGTTTAAATAGTCCTAAGGGAGTAATAAATAATGTGTCTAAACCTCAATTTGGTAACCCTGATTATAGCCTTATAAATTCTATAGGCCGTCAATGGATATTTGAATATACATTAGCTTTATCAAAAGAAATGTTAGGGTATGTTAGAGGTAAATATAGCAATATTCCAATACCTGATGCAAATGTAACATTAAACCAATCAGATTTAATTACAGCAGCAACTGCCGAAAAAGCAGCTTTAATAGAAAAATTAAGAACATTTTTTGACGAAACTTCTAGAAAATCTTTACTTGAAAGAAGATCCCAAGAAGCAGAGTTTAAACAAACGGAATTGAAGCAGGTTCCATATACAATATATATAGGATAATATGGCAATGTTTGGTCGTTCACGTGATGTGAGTTTAATAAGAAGATTAAATAGAGAATTGATGGGTAATATTATTACTCAACAAGCTGCTTTTTACAAATATAAATTAGAAGAAACAGTAATTAATTTATATGGTGAAGCGGCTGGTGAAAAATATTTTGATGGTCCCTTTTTATTTAATTGTTTATTATTAAGACAACCTGAAGCTTATGCTGAGGGGGATAGTGGTATAGGATATGCCCAAAATATTAGATTTTCTTTTTTAAGAGATGATTTAGTTGATGCTAATGTTGTTCCTGAAGTAGGAGATGTAATATTATATCAAGGAGAATATTTTGGTGTTGATTCCACAGTAGCTAATGATTATTTCCTAGGCAAAAACCCAGACTACCCTAATAATAATTCAGATGGTACACCAAATCCACTTAATCCTGGTTTAGAAGATTTTGGGTATAACATATCAATTATATGTGAAACTCATTATATACCGGCTGATAAATTATCAATTTCACCTTATAAAGAAAGATTTTAATGGCGAACTTTAAACCATATCCAAAAAAACAAAAGGAAATAAGTATTTCCCAACAAAAACCTTTTGATTCAGTTAGAGGGAATCCAAATACCCCAGTTAATCCTAACTCGACTCAAACTGGTATTGAATTTAATAGATCTACAAAAATAAGTTCTAAGGGTGATACTTCTAAAGAGTTTAGTATAGGACTACAAGATTTAGATGAATCCATATTTTACTATTTTAATAATGTAATCAAACCATTTGTATTCCAAAATGGAGAAAGAAGAACAGTCCCTATAATATATGGTAGCCCAGAAAGATGGAAATCTTTTAGAAGAGATGGTTATTATAGAGATAAAGGAGGTGCTGTAATGTTACCTATTATTGTAATTAAAAGAGATACCATTACTAAGGATAGGTCAACTTATAATAAATTAGATTCTAATATGCCTAATTTATATGGTAGTTTTGAAACTGGTTTTAATTCTAAAAATACTTACTCTAATTTTAATTTATTAAATAATAGAAAACCTGTAAAACAATTAAGAGCAGTAGCAGTACCTGATTATGTTACCCTATCTTATAGTTGTATAGTCCAAACATACTACATGGAACAACTAAATAAAATAATTGAATCCGTAGAATATGCTTCAGATTCGTATTGGGGTAATCCTGAAAGATTTAAATTTAAATCAACAGTTGATAGCTTTACTACCGCTACAGAATTAACTGTAGGACAAGACAGACTTGTAAAAGGAACATTTAATATAAATCTAAGAGGGTATATTATACCTGATGTAATACAAAAAGACTTAAATTCAATTAAAAAATATAATACAAAAGCAAAAGTTACAATTACATCCGAAACAGTATCTAATATAGAAGATACTACTAGCCCCTCTAATTTAGAAAACCCTAACAAAGAAGGTAGAACTAGGTAATTTTAATATAATTTAAACATATTTATCATTATAAATAAATAAATAAAAATGAGTAAAACCAAGTTATCAAAAGAAGAGTTACAAAAATTACAAGAATTACAATCTGAAGGAAACCAATTAATATTTTCCCTAGGACAGTTGGAAGCTCAAAAAATTTCTATTTTTTCTCAAGTTGAAAAAATTCAAAAGGAAAGGGATATTTTAGGAGTAGAACTTCAAGAAAAATATGGAGATGGAAACATTAACATAGAAACAGGAGAATTTACAAAACCAGAATAATTTTAACAATTTTTCTAATATTTATAATAAAACAATTAATTAACATACAAAATGGCAGAAACATTAATATCTCCCGGAGTACTAGCAAGAGAAAATGATCAATCTCAAATAACTCAAGGTCCTGTAGAAGTAGGAGCGGCACTTATCGGTCCTTCTATTAAGGGTCCTGTTGAAGTACCTACTGTAGTTACTTCTTATAGCGAATATCTAGCAATATTTGGAGGAGCTGTAACTAGTGGTTCACAACAATATTCTTATTTAAATCAAACAGCGGCAAATAATTATTTCAATCAAGGAGGAAATTCATTACTTGTAACTCGTATAGTTTCATCTTCATCAGACTGGAGTAGCGCAGAATCAGCAAATCTTTTTAATGCAAATGTAAACGGAGACTTATCTACTTCTACAACTACCTCTAGTTTTACAATTAATGCTTTTAATATTACTTCATCACTTGGAAATGGTCCAAGTAGTACTCGTAAAATATTATCTGTAGATGGAAAAACAGAACTTACAGCAAGTTTTAATACTTCGGAAAGTATGGATGTTTTTGAAATAAAAGGAGGATCAGGATATGTAAGCGGAGATGTAATCGTATTTTCAACAGCTTCATTAGGATCAAATAACTTCCCAGGAGGAACAGGTGTTGATTTAAGAATTACATTAGATGATGATAACTTAGATTCCCAAACTCCATTTGTTTTAAGTACTATATCTAAAGGAGAAATACTAAACAGCTCAGGATCAACTTTATCAGGAGGTGCTTTAGAAAATGGAACATCTGATAATATAAGATGGGAAGTAACAAGCGCCAATACTTCATCTGGAGTATTTAGTGTAGCTATACGTCGTGGAGATGATAAAACCAACCAAAAGACGGTATTAGAAACCTTTGCTAATGTATCTTTAGATCCATTATCTTCTAATTATATAGAAAATGTAATTGGTAATAGCTATTATGGTCAAATTGTTAATGATAGTGGAGACTATTATTTAAATGAAAATGGTAACTATACTAACAAAAGTAGATATGTTTATGTATCGGCTGTAAATAGCCCTACACCAAATTATTTCGATAATACAGGTGCAGCAAAAATCCAATATACATCAAGTTTACCAAATGTAGGAGAAGGAACATTTAGTGGAGGTCAAGGAGATTTATTTGGAGGAGGAGTTCCAGCTAAATTTAACGAAAACATTACAGCTAATAATACTCAAGGTGTAACAGATGATGATTATACCTCAGCAATCAATTTACTAAGTAATAAAGATAACTATCAGTTTAATATACTATCAGCACCTGGGTTAATTCATCAATTACACCCAACAGCAGTTAATTTATTAATTACAACTGCTGAAAAACGACAAGATTGTTTAGCAGTAGTAGATTTAAGAGCATATAACTCACTTATAGGTGGTGTTACTAACCAAGCAAGTGGATTTGATAGTTCATACGCTGCCACTTACTGGCCATGGTTACAGTTACTTGACGCAGATACTGGTAAAACAGTTTGGGCTCCACCATCTACATTGATCCCTGGAGTTTTTGCTTATACTGACGCATCTTCAGACCCATGGTTCGCACCAGCAGGTTTAACTAGAGGTGGATTAGGTCAAGTAATAAAAGCTGAAAGAAAATTAACTTCTGGAAATAGAGATACTTTATATGAAGCAAATGTAAACCCAATAGCTACATTCCCACAAAGTGGAGTTGTAGTATTTGGTCAGAAAACATTACAGAAAAAAGCAAGTGCTTTAGATCGTGTAAATGTAAGAAGATTACTAATTGCTCTTAAAAGCTATATTTCACAAGTTTCAAATACATTGGTGTTTGATCAAAATACCATAGCAACTAGAAATAACTTCTTAACACAAGTTAACCCTTATTTAGAATCAGTACAACAAAGACAAGGTTTGTATGCTTTTAAAGTAGTAATGGATGACACAAATAATACACCAGACGTAATCGATAGAAACCAATTAATAGGTCAAATCTATTTACAACCATCGAAAACAGCTGAATTTATTGTTTTAGATTTCAATGTATTACCAACAGGAGCTACATTTCCGGTATAAAAAATAAAAAGATAAATATTTATAATAAAATAAAATAAAAAAATGGCAGTATTAGATCCAAACGAAATATTTTTCACAGCATTTGAACCAAAACAAGCAAATAGGTTTATAATGTATATGGATGGAATTCCATCATACACTGTAAAGGCTGTTGGGGCTGTAACTGTAACCAATGGAACAGTACCTTTAAATCATATTAACGTTCAACGTTTCGTTAAAGGTAAAACAACTTGGGGAACTATTCAGTTTACATTATTTGATCCTATTACTCCATCTGGTGCACAATCAGTAATGGAATGGGTTAGATTACATCATGAATCAGTAACTGGTAGAGATGGTTATAGTGACTTCTATAAAAAAGATTTAACCTTTAATGTATTAGGTCCTGTAGGGGATGTAGTATCAGAATGGATTATTAAAGGTGCATTAATAGTAGACGCAAACTTTGGTGAATATAATTGGGATACAGCTGATACAGCACAAAATATTACCATGACAGTTCAACCAGACTATTGTGTTTTAAATTTCTAAACAACTTAGAAAAATTATTATTGTTATTTAATATAAAGTTTAAAATTGCTTGCCTTTTGGCAAGCTTTTTTTTATATTAATATTTATCAACGAACAAACGTTATTAATAAATAAAGATTATGGCCGAATTTAAATTCCCAACTGAAGAAGTTGAATTACCCACTAAAGGATTATTATACCCTGAAGAGCATCCACTAAGAAGTGGTAAAATAGAAATAAAATATATGACTGCTAAAGAAGAAGATATTTTATCAAACCAATCTTATATACAAAAAGGTATAGTATTAGATAAATTACTTGAATCCGTTATTGTTACTAAAGTAAAACTTAAAGACCTTTTAATAGGAGATAAAAATGCAATTCTTATTGCGGCACGAATTTTAGGGTATGGTGCTACTTATAAAGTAAATATTAATGGTGAAGAACAAAGTATAGATTTAACCCAACTAGAAAATAAACCCTTTGATGGTTCTGATTTAATAGAGGGCAAAAATGAATTTTCTTTTACCTTACCTAATAGTTCAAACTTAATAACATATAAAATGTTAGATGGTCATGAAGAAGCTAAAATAGAAGCTGAACTAAAGGGATTAGCAAAAATAAATAAAGATCATACACCAACTTTAACAACTAGATTAAAGTATACTATTACTTCAGTAGATGGAGATAGTGATAAAAAAACCATTAGAGAATTTGTAGATAATTATTTATTAGCTAGAGATTCAAGAGCTTTACGTGAGCACATTAAGCAACAACAACCCGATGTGGATATGTCTTATATATTAGACAATGGAGAGGAGGTAGAGATCCCTTTGGGTCTTACGTTTTTTTGGCCTGACTTCTGATATAGCACAAGAAATTAGGATGGGGTTATTTACCCAAATCCACGAAATATTATTCTTAGGTAAGGGAGGTTATGATTTTCCAACTGTTTATAATATGCCTATTTGGTTAAGAAAATTTACTTATTCAAGAATGGAAAAATATTATAAAGAAGAATCAAAACCCTCTAACGAACAAGGCCAATCAACTTTAATAGATTCAAAAGGTCAAGTAAATACCCCAGAATTCTTAAAGGCATCTAAACCTTATAAAGGAAAGAGCAGCTACAAATAGTTGCTCTTTTCAATATTTATAATAAAACACTCCTTTAATGTCTGATTCTGAAGAAATAAAAAAATCCACAAAAGCAACTGAAGAGCAAATTTCTGCTACTAAAGGTTTATCCTATGAGCAGGAGGAAAATCTTAGAATTACACGGGACATTAATAATGAGATCCGTGAGGGATTAAAACTTCAAAAACAAGAAAAAGATCTAAAAAAATCAGTTAGGTCTGCTTTAGACGGAATAAATAAAGCAGCTGAATTTCAAGCAAGTATTGCAGGTAGAACAAGAGACGCCTTATTAGATACTAATAAAATCCTAAAACAAGAACAGGATTTAGCTAAAAACATTTTAAGTTTAGAAAGTAATAAATCTGATTTAATACGAAAAGCTAAACAACAAAAACAAGATTTTGCTTCAATATCAGCAACTGCCAGTGAAGAAGAGAAAAAAGCAGCAAAAGAAGCTTATTCAAATACTTTAAAATTAGCAAGAGCAGTAACAGACCAAATAGATAACCAAAAAGAAGTAAAAGGAACACTTGATTCTCAAGTAGTAGTATCAAAACAACTTTCAAAACTAGGATCAGTAAAATTATTTGGTTCCTTATCCGAAATTGCTAAGGCCATTCCTGGTGTGAAGGATTTAACTAAGGGGTTTGATAAAGCAGCAGAAGCATCTAAAAAGGCAGCTGCTGAAATGGTTGTTATAGATGCAAAAACTGGAAAAGTTTCTAAGTTAAATATGTTCCAAAAAGCACAAGCAGGACTTAAAGGATTAACTGCTGGTGTTGGTGAAATGATGAAAGCTTTTGGTACTATAGCCATTATAACTAAGATTTTAAAATCTATGTTAGAAATGGATAAATCCACAGGTGAGATAGCCAAGGGGATGAACCAGACATATGATGAAGCTAAAAAGACAAGTGCTGAATTCATGAGGATTAGTAACATCCAAGGTACAGTTTTAACTTCTTATAATGATATTAAACATGCTAATGTAGATATAAATAAAACATTAGGTACTAATGTTATATTATCTGATGAAATGTTAACTTCATATGCAGAAATGCAAGTTTTAGCAGGAATGACTGCTGAGGAGTTAGCAGGTATTACTAAATTAACATCAGTAAATGGTAAAGACCTTAAGAAAAATACTGGGGAATTTATGGCCCAGGCAAGATTAGGATCTTTAAAAAATAAAGTAGCCCTTAACGAGAAAAAGTTAATGGCTGAAATGGGCAAAATAAATGCTGCTATGACCTTATCTATGGGTGCTAATGCTGCTACTATGGGTAAGACCGTAGGTATAGTCCAATCTTTAGGGATGGAAATGTCCCAAGTAGATAAAATTGCAGAAAGTTTACTTAATTTTGAGTCTTCTATAGAAAAAGAAATGCAGGCTGAACTAATGTTAGGTAAAGAACTTAACTTAGAAAAAGCAAGATCTGCGGCTTTACAAAATGATTTTGCAACAGTAGCTGAAGAAATAGCTAAACAAGCGGGTTCTTCTGCTGATTTTGCTAAAATGAATAGATTAGAACAGCAGGCATTAGCTGAAGCTGTTGGGATGGGTAGAGAAGAACTAGCACAAACTCTATTTACCCAAGAAATGTTGAAAAATACAACAGGAGATGAAGCAGAAAAAAGACAAGAATTATTAGATAAATTAATTGAAGAAAATGGATTAAAAGAAGCCCAAAAAATAATGGCTGATACTAATTTTGAAGATCTTCAGGCACAGGCTGATAAACAAACAGAAATGAAACAGGCAGCCGCAGATATGAATCAAGTATTTTTAGAATTAGGAAAAAGCCTCCAACCCGCCATGAAAACAATGGCAGCGATGGTAAAATTTGCCGCTGAAAATAAAGCTTTAATTATTGCCGGAGTTGTAGGGGTAAAAGCATACAACGCTGCAGCAAAAATTGGGTTATTTTTATCTAAAAGAAAAGCAATTTCTGAAAAAGGAGCAGCTTTAATGGGTGCAGTTGACTACTCAGCACAAGCCGGTGCCAATGCGGCAAAAACACCAGTACCTCTTGTAGGGGTTGGTCTTGGTATTGCTGCGGCAGCTGCAGCTTATTTAGCAATTAGTAGTTTAGTAGGTGATGCTGAGACCGGAGATGATATATTTAGCCCATCAACTGGTGGGGGTGGATATGGAAGTAGAACTTTGTTAGGACCTGAGGGAGCAATAAAATTAAATAATGATGATGATATAATTGCAGGTACAGAATTATTCAAAGAAAACTCTTCTTCTAAAGGTGGGGCATCTATTGATTTATCTATTATGGAAGATAGTTTGGCACAAACAAATGCTATATTAAACCAAATTTTAAATTCTAATGCACAAATAACTATGGATTCCGAAGAATTAGGAACAGCTATTTCATTAAATAATTATGAAATATCAGCATAAAGTTAAAAATTAAATATTTATAATAAAAACAATTAAATTATGGGACTTTTAAGTAAATTAACAAATAAAGGAGGTTCACCATTATCAAAAAATAATGGAGTAACCCCATCAACACCAGACTTTTCAAATTCTAATATATATG